CACCTAGATTTTTAGCTTCTCTTTCAATAGCTGATCTTCTTGTATAATCTAAATTAGGATCAGCCTGTCGATTAGCTGGTGCAAACGAAACATGACCAGCGTGACCTCGATGGTGTTTTCTGTGTCCTCTACCATCACCAATACCCTCACCTCTTTTAAAGAAGCCAGCTAATTCACCAACCATACGCATCATGTCACCAATTGTAGCAGTCTGTATATTACCAACTGCTTGTTGTTGTTCTAAGTTTGTTTGTGGTCCTGGTGCTCCTGCTGGTGCTTCTTGATTGACACTAATAGAGCCTGTACCTCTCTCCGCACCCATTGCATCACCATTAGCAACCGCTGCATGATTGCTCATAATAGCTTTTCTTGTTTCTTCATCACCTGCTCTATTAGCACCATAGTTTAATGCTTCAAGTGATTGCTCGGTGTGTAGTTTACCATTAGATGAGATTAGACCAAACTGTGTAGAGCCACCCATGGCACCACCACCATAATTAATATTCACTTTCTTAACTCTTGCTGGCTGACCTGAGAATTGTTCTAGTAGTAGGAAGTTGCCATCTTTATCTGGTGCAGACATAGCAATACCTGAGTGATAGCCTGAACCTGTTCTATCACCACCAGGTAGATTATATCGCATAGTAGCAACAGCAACACCTGGCTTAATCTCACCAGGCACAACTGACCAGCTACTTGATCTACCAATATCAGGGTTAAATGCTTTAGCTAGTGTAGCACATTGTTCTTCGTTACCAGGTGTATAAATGTTTTTATCTTTAGGTACGACATAGCCAGAGCTTGTTGTCTCATAGCTACCACCGCTTGTTGTAGTAAGACCACCAGCACCTGACATAGCTGTACCATATCCTTCGGCTGTACCTGCACGATATGCTGCTGTTGCTTCTGTGTTTGCTGGTCTTTCAAATGTTTTTGTAAATTCTATACTAGCATCTCGAGCATTATGATAGTCACCACTGAGATATGATTTCATCTCTCTTTCTGTCATAGCAAAGTCAATTTGCTTTTTCCAGTTTGTCTTCCAATCAGGACCGACATAGTTGACCATGCTAGTAAAACGTGACGCATGATGCTGAAACAAACCACCAGATGTATTATTATCACCCATAATACCAGAATCAAAGTGTGATTCATATTTCATATTATTAATAATACCGACAGCGTGAATATGATCTACACCTTTTGATCTGATATAATCGTAAATCTCTTTTGCTCTTACTGTGTTTGTTACACGCTCACCTGAAGATGGTATTGCGGTGCCAGTATTGCCGTGTGGGCCATATGTCTTACCTTCACCACCAAGTTCTTTTTTGCTTGATAGTGCTTTGTAGAAACCACCAACGTCAGGTAGCTTCTCCATATAATACTTTGGGAATAGTTCTGCGAATTGCTGTGGTGTTAAAAGAGAGAATGGTGTCGAACCCTGTGCTGCTCCAGCATATGTGTTAAACTCAGCCAAGCGTTTAGCCGGTGTCATCTTTCTTAATCTATTGAAGATGTTTTGTTGTTCGTTACCTACTGTAAAAGCCATTACATTCTTCTTCTGTTAAGTTGAGCCAGCATATTCTTATGATCTTGCTCTTGCTGTCTAGCAGCATCTTCTTGTTCTTTGATCCATGCGTTAAGCAATTCTACATAGATATTCTTTTCCCATGGCATCATACCGTCTATCTCACCTAGGTTCCATTTGTGATGATGAATCAGATTAAAGTTAGACTTGATATGATTAGCTAACGTATCGTGACCCATTATCAAGTAAAAAAATCATAGAACTCTGTATACCTCACAGTATGATGAAACTTACATTTTGGACAGTCTGCTTCGATCTTACCATAGATAGTCGGAAATCTATCTACATAATGCTCTAGCTTCTTGTAATTCTCTTCTGTAAGACCTTCAACAAATTCTGTTAATTCGTCGGTTGTATAGTCTTTATGTGAGTGCATACCTTTCTTGTCATAGATGTAGTCAATAGAACTGACAATGATATGCGTCTTTTTGTCGATGTCTGGTAGTTCCTCGATCTTTCGCATAATACCATAATTAGGATATCTCATGCGAACACCAGATGCAGGCCCTAATTTAATATCATCTTCAACACCATCGAACTTAATAAACTCTACATTACCGATATCAGCATCGGCTAGAAACTGGTGACCACATGTGCTACCATCTTCTAGAGTATTGTTACAGGTTAGATTGACTGCTGCTACCTCACCTACCGACTTGGCTCTTAGAAAGATAAAGAGATAATCGATATCAAAGAACGGTAGCTTATCAACGTCAATATCACCCTCTACGATACAGTTATTCGAGACTTGTTTAACAGTTGCGATAATATCACTTGCTACTTTTGATTCAATAGCCATTAGTAGCAGCTTTTCCTCTTTCACTGTAAATGGTCTGACTTTGATCACTTTGCCAGTTGAGGGAATTTTAAAATCATATGTAGGCAAATCAATCTTAGGTAAAGGCATAATAAAACTCCATTATTATTGTAAGTTGGGACGGTCCCAGTATTTGTATGCGAATGATACTTGTAGTCTCAAAAGGTCTTGATCAGCCCATGTTACTGCTTGTGGGCTAACTAGTGTTGGCCAGGCTTTTCTCAGTGTCCATTCGTATGATATATGTGGTGTTGGTGTAGCTGTTCCCTGTGTACCATATTCTGCATACTGATACACCTCAATCTGACTATAGTATTTTTCAGGGTATTCAAAGTTGAAATTATCTACTGGGTTGATAACATCTAACCAGTCGTCAAAGAAGCGTCTCTCTTGACTATCTGATCTACAAATGAACGATAGATTAATTGGCTGATACTCTGAGTTTACTGGAAACATCTGAGACGGGCCATAGTATCTAGTCTGCACAACGCTAAAGCCACGACCAGGAAATTCTGCTGCTTCACAGAGATAATGCAATTCTCTAGGAAATGATTTGATAGTTGTTGGTGGCTTAATCGCTACGATATAACGACAACCTTTCGCAACGCTACCACCAGTATCGAGGACGGATCTGAACCGTCCCATACTCAAATCTTTTAGTCCTGTTTGGGTAACTTGATTAATTGCCATATTAGTATCCGTTATCGATATCAGTCTGACTAATAATACGCATCTCTCTGAATATCATAGTTAGCTGCACGTTTGTTGGTGCACCGTCGTTAAACGTGCTGAACTCGTTCTGACCTGGTGAGAAGTCAACGTCAATTCTTTCTAGAACGCATCTACCAATCTTAGGTAGGTATTCGTTTTCTGGTGCAGCATTGTTAGCAATAGAGTGAAATGAAATAAGAAATTCAGCAGGTGGGACAAACCACAAACCTGATTTTAATTGTGAGCCCTGTCCTGAGGTACCTGTAAATGTACCTTGCTGACCTAATAGATTACCGAGTGCTTCGACACCAGGTGCATTTGCTACATTGTAACCAGCTACAGTAGAGGTAATTTCTGGTGCTGAGTATTTTCTTAGTGCGTGAATAATGTTCTTGACTGTCTTGCTTTCTGATGATGACTCTGGTGCAAGAAAGAAACTGAACTGAAATCTTCTTAGCTCAGAGTTACCGTATAATACGTCAATCTTAGGATTAATCGTACCCAGACCTTTAACTCTGGCACCAGCTAAGCCAATAGCTCCTGCGGTACTAGCACCTTCTGCTAATGCGTCACCTACACCTGGGATCATTCTTGTAACAGCACCGATAACACCAGTAGCAAGTCTTGTTAGCTTAACGTCATCGAACTCATGCACCATCGGCCATGACAGAGGACCGTTCTGATTACCACCTGGGATAAAAAGAAATATAGCTTGCCCTGCTTCATCATGTGTAGTTCCCTTAGTAGGGAAGATTTGTATTTTCATAAAGTGACCTTGCTGACGGCTGCCCAAGTCAGAAGGGAAAACTAATGGAACTCCAAATGCCATTTAAACCTCCGATGCTACATAGTATTTAGTAGAGGTTACAGAATGGCATATGATTATAAGCAGGGCTTTTTTAGTCCTAAGTTTCCGAAGAAATATATTGGTGACCCAACTAATATAGTGTTTCGCTCTGGTTGGGAGCGTAGAGTTATGCAGTCGTTAGATGAAAACACAAACGTATTGCGATGGGCATCAGAAGAAATTATAGTTCCCTATATCTCTCCGATCGATAATAGACCACACAGATACTTTGTGGACTTTTATGTTGAAGCAAGAGCAATAGACGGTAGCGTTAAGAAAATGCTACTAGA